AAAGATTTGTCTGAAGTAATTGTTGTCTGTTCTATATGTGCTTTGGATAGGAAACCGAATATACCCATAGACGTAATAAACATCAATACAACTACTGCACTTATAAGATAGGTCTTTAGGAGTCGTGGTACTCTTTTCCAATAGTGATATAACCAAGATGCAGTTACAAGTTTACCCAATTCAAGGACAACACCCATAACTGCAATTGGAATTACAGCGGCAGAAAAGATTGCAATCAATCCAATGATTGAGTAATATGCCGCTACTGCACTAATTGCTAATGCAGTAAAAAGAGTCAGTACACCTAGAATCATAAAATTTCTGTTGTATAACTTGAAGCAGGATTATGACGAGCATCAGTTGTATCAAAATAAGTTCTTTTTTCAGTAACCTTTTTGATACGTCTTTTACCGTCAGAATCATAATATTCATAATAACGAATATATTCACTAGTCATTAATCGTGAATCATTTTCCCAATCTGTCATAACTTCATCATCATCATAACCATAGGTGGAGTCATGTTTTAGGTCTGGAAATAATTCTCGTTGTTCATTCAATGGGAATTTAAATGGTATGCTCATTTTTGAAATCTCACTTTATGTATCTTACCGTTATATAGAAACGATATCGTTGAATGTGAATAGACTCGTTCTTGTGATTCTGTATATCGAGTCTCTTCTCTACATACCCTACGAGTCCCACCTTGTGCATCAGAATTTTGATGACCTAACATACCACCAATGATTGCACCAGCAGTACCACCGTCTGGTAAATTCTTTGTTACATTATTACCAATGATACCACCAATTATTGCACCCATAAGAGCATCACCAGTTTTATCACCACTAACAGTTTTATTCTCACATACTTCTACTCGTTTAGGTAGTTGCATGATGACATCTTTATAATGGTCTTGAATACTTACATTTGATTGTGCGATTGCAGGCGTACAAGACGTTACGATTATCAGACCCATGATAATTAATAGACTCATGAATAGATACGCTCTTACTTGATTGAATGGATTATGCATTTTCTTTCTCCTTTTGTACACAGACATATGCACCACCATCATTCTCTGTAGTAAATTCGCCTGCTTCTAATCGTGTATGTGTCAACTTAAATTTTGTTACATAACCCTCAACAAAACCGATATACTCATAGTCATGTTTTTGTGCAAAATATTTTGCAACTCTTGGGTTTCTAAAAAATCTAGCGTTTTGACTCATACACCTAAAACCTTTCCAACATCTTTTTCAGAAACGGGCAATGACTTACCATCACGCAGATGTGTTTCTACTTGTTCAAAATAGAAAGCAGCATCTTCATGTCCATACTCTTCTAGAAGTTTTCTTGCGTTTTTGAAAAATGTAACTGTATTCATACCAGAAGAATCTCGTATAGTTGCAGTTTTAAATTTGCCTGGTCTTTGATTACTCATCAGTTAACCTCATTACGATTTAATTGTTTAACAAGGGCATTAATAACCATTTTCCAATAGTTAACACCCCACTCACTCTTTGAGTAGTAACACCACTCTAGAGCATTATATGCATTATCAATGCGTTTGTCAAGTCTCTTGTCCATATTTATCTCTCCCTTTCTTACAAGTTCTTGTTTCTAATCTTTTCCATTCGTACAACCGACTCAATCCACTTCTCTGGCGACATGATATGATTGCCAGTAGTAATCTTGAGTTTAGCATCTTTGAAACTCTTCTTGAGTATGTTAGAAAACTCTTTACCTAAGAACATAGATGAGAGTTTGATTACATCTCTACGAAAACCAATGTCATGATGCATATTACCACACAAGTGAGCGAACTCATGTATGATTGTATATGGACAGTTATTCTCTTGAAGTTCCATTGCACCATACCAAGTAGCACGACCAGCAGTTGCACCACGAAAATTTTTCTTAACAAGAGTGGGCATGGTTGATTTTACAGTAGAACCAATATCGTTCTCACACAACTTTCTATAGGTAGCAGACTTTGCAATCTTCTTGAAAAGTTTCTGTGAACCTTTCCAATCTAATCGTTTGAATCGTGCATCATTAGGATACAACTTACGATAATCAGCAAGAGCAGAGAACTCTGCATTGTAGGTCTTTTGTCTACCAGAGTCTTTGAAGTTTGCTTTACCAGACTTGATGGTCTTATTTTTCTTAGACCAATAGTTTGCATATTTGTTTGCATAATCATGACCCATGATTTTTAGTGCAGATTGATATGCATCTGTTGAGTTAGTAAACATTAAGCAACCGCCTTTCCTTGAAAACCAAACTTAATCATAGCGTCTAAAGGACTAGTCTTACCAGACCAATACATATAATCCTCGACACTCACACCACTTTTGACTAGGAAGTTAATCCAAGTCTTGTAGGGTTTACGATACTTGAACCGAGCAACAAAAGCAGGTTTGTTCTTACCTACCCAACTAGGGTGGCAGTTAGGATTAACAGTTTCCATCTTAACAGAACCAGCATAGTCACCTTTGTACATGAGATACATACCATCCCAAGTAAACATTTCTTTTTCAAACTTCGTATTCATGATTAACCTCGCATCTCAACAGCGTTATTCCAAAGGTTCTTTGCACCATCATAGTGGTCAAACCCATACTCATCAGCAAAGTCCATACTACTTGTGAACATCACTTCACCATAAATCTTTTTAGTGTCTAGGATATATGCAAGCATCTTAGGGGTCTTTGCATGACCAACCGTATTTCCAGGCCCGATACCAACATCAATACCACCTTTGTTCGCACTAATAAAAACTGTTTCACTCATATTTCTCTCTCTTTCTCTTGATTACATATATACAATACCAAATAAAAAAGGACTTGTCAAGTCTCCTTGCAAGTCCTTGTTTTTAAAACATTTTTTGAGGTGTGTTTTTTAGTGATTTTTGCGAATCGGTGCGAATCGCAGAGGTGATTCGCTACCTTGATTTCTTCTTTAGTTCGTTTGCAATCCACCTTTTTGCTTGTATCTTAGATGGTTTACCTTTTACTAATCCACGAATACGTTTGGTACACTCTGCAAACAATTCACCATCACTTACATTTTCATTGTTATCTACAATAATAAAGTTTTTACCACCAAATACTCTTTGGAAACCACCAATATTTCTTTGTACTGCGTTCCACATTGCCTCAACTGCTTTTGGTTGCAGTTTTCTTTTTCTCTGCATATTGCGTTCTTGTGCAATATCAAGAGAAGTGTTAACAAATATCATGTAACAATCATAACCGATTTGTTCTAGTTTATTCTTTTGTCCAGTAATTTTTGCTACATCTTTACCAGTACCATCAATGATAATACCTAACCTACCGTCAACCCAAAGGGATTTACGAGCACTAGTTTTTTCCTTTGACCGTACACGAATGTCTTGACCCTCATCAGAAAAGATGTCATCTGGATTACCAGCATCAAGACCAGCCTTTTCTAAGTCCTTCTCATAGATATCATCACTATTGACAATCTTTAAACCAAGACCACCAGTTGTCGTTCTCACTACAAATGATTTACCAGACCCTGGGCCTCCTGCTAGAAATACTGCTTTAAATATATTGGGGTCGTAAACTCCCTCTTGTATCTGTTGGTATGTTTTCATCTTTTTTCCTTAACAACTCTTTAATCATATTTATTTGTTCTTCAGTCATTACTTCAATCCTTCTGTCTTGTCTTTGCAGTTGATATTTTCTCAGTTTAATTTTGTTTGTCGATTTCATGTCTTAATCCTTATAAAATTAGAAGTTGAATCATAACGAAATTGAGTTGTTTCTCCTTTCTATAGCACTATTTCTTCTGGTTTAGATTTATTCTCATATGACACACTTGCATTTGGATACTGATTAATTGTGCTATCCTTAATCACAGTCATTAACATTGTATGCTTTGTTTCTTTATCTTCAACAAAGTCATGTCTAATTTTTGTAATGAGAAATTTACCAGAAAGGTTTGGGTCGTTTTTTCTATCAGTCACAGATGATGATGCTCCAATAGTAATATTAATGGTGTCCCCTGCTTGTAAAAAAGTATTGCCTGGCACCTCAATATTTAGTGAAATACCATTTTGTAATTGTCTTAATCTGGATTGTCTACGAGAAATAATTTGACCTAAACTATCTGAACCGAAAGAGTAATTACCATTTTCCTCAAAACCTCTACCACTTGATGTTGTGGTAACAAAGTTGATTGTGTCTTGATAATCACTAATACTTTTTGTAGTAATTGCATCAACTGATTGAGAAGCAAGGGGTTGTGAATTCAAATGAGTATCTTTGTCAAATTCTTTGTGATAATTATATCTTCTTGTCGATACTGATTTATTATACAAATCATGTATAGTATGTTTAGAACCATACATACCATGAAATGAGTTACCAATAATATCTCTTGGTGTATTGACTGTATACTTACTAATTGATGTAAGATTGTTTACAACATCTTTTTGTCCAGACCTATCATCAATCGCATCTGGAGTGGTTTCTGCATAACTCAATTTTGATTGCTGACTACACATACCATCAACAGTTCTATAATTAAATCCTTTGGTGGTCTCATAGAAAAGATAACTAGGTGACGAATTAAAGTTCTTTGACTTAGATTGTCTAGTTAACAACTTAATCGCTTGAAACGGTTTCATGTTTGGGAATACAATCTTTTTAGTACCGACTGTTTCTTCGACATTTAGTTTTTTAGTAGACCTCAAATATCTATCATCTCTAAAAATCTTCTTTAAGATTTCAGAACACTTACCAGTATAACTTTTTGATATGAGTGATGTGGAATTAAAAAATGCTTCTTGAGATGTAAAGTGTAATGTTACAATCGCTGCCTTTTCACCCTCACCCATTTGTGTACCGATTTTGTATAGTGATAATGGTGTCTTTGTGAAGTCGATAGTTGTTTCTTGTGTTTTATTTGCTTGTGGTGTAACTAACTTGAGTAGTAGTTTTTCTTCACCAATAATAGGCCCATTGTTTACTAAATCTGTAGTGTCTGCAATTGTGATTACACCAGAGATTGACTCTGAAAAAATGTTCTCAAAAATTGTAATACTTTGAACAACATTATTAATCGTAAACTCCATACCACTTGTGGTTAGGATTTTACAAGTTTCAATCTGGAATTCACCAGCAATTTGAAGACTGTTTTGTGCTGACATTACAATATCTCGTCAATTTTGTTTTCAAACTCTTCCACAATTGTAGGAATAAACCTTGGTTGTATTAATCGTATTTGTCTTTTCTTCTCTTGTAATCTATCTTCATAGGTATAGTTAGAAATAGGTGTTGCACTTGGGTATTCAACCGTATTCATTCCAACATCTATAGTTTCTGTTGTATCACCAGATGTCTGTGTAATTTCATAGTGATGTATCGCTTGTGGGTTTGCATATTTCTCTTTTACAAATTCCTCAAACCTCTGAACACTCATAGGCCAATCTTCATAGTAGTCAACAATATTATTTGCAAGGAATATAGTCCAATGTAATTCTACATCATCATAATATTTAAATGCAATCATCTCTGGTGTTTCACCATCTTTTACATCATAGAAATCGAAATCAAAAGCATCATCTCTCATATCTGTTCTTAGAACAAGTCTTGTCAATAGGTTTGTTTGTAGTGTTTCTTTACCATCACCTTTGTTATCGTAAAAAAGTTTTGGAAACATTTCAAAATATGCCATTAGTATCCTGCTCCAATTCTCTCTCTGGTGATAATTTCTAGTTCTTTGAAATTAAGAGTAATGTTTGTTTGGACTGGTGGAGCGCCACCGTCTGTTGGTCTAAAGAATGTAGTTCTTTCACCACCATATGTAATTTCACAACTTGTCAATACAGAAGTAGATATCTTGTTTAGGAAACTGTTTTCCCCACCACCTATCAATCTATATTCAATGTCAAATGTAGCAGGAACAATAAAGGTTCTTGATGTATTCACTTCACCCTCAAAACTTGGCGCCATATAAAATCTAAACATCTGACAAATTTCTCTTATACTTTTTGCCTCTGATTCTGATTTTGGCATCATAGTAAACTGAAAACTAAATGTTCTTCTTGGAACACCCTTAAAAACCATTTCCATACGATTACTAAAAACTTTTCCAGACTGAATTTCTGCGATTGCTTTTGCCCCAGGCGCTATTCCATCAAAAACTGTTTTAGACGCCTCTGCTAAAGAGGTTTTTACATCACCCTTAATTGCACCAAATGAATCTGAAAATGAACCACTCTTCATAAACTCACCACTAAAACCAGCAAGTATTTTTGCAAAACCACCAATATCTGGTTCTGAATAATCTGCTGTCTGGGTAACACCTACAGTTGCAGGCATATACAAACAAACAGAACTTGCAAGTCTTTTTGTTGGCGCTCTCTTTACACTTACCGTAGAACCAGAGTTGCCTGGTTGTTTATCTGCAAAATCACTAAGTACTGGGGCCTTTGCCATTATATCTTCTCGAACTTCTTCTGTTATTACATCTCCAAAATCACCATATGTTGCTTCTTTAACAACTCTTGTACCAACTTTCTGAAGTTTTCCAACCTTACCACCAAACTTTACATTAGCGTGTTCTTGTTCGTTGATAAAGAATTGAATATAATGTCCTTGTCCAGAACTTCCTAAATCTTCTGGATAAACAACATGAGTGTTATCAAATGGGTTTTTACTAAGTGAAGCTTGTGGAGCACCAAGGACACCACCAGCGTTTTTAGGTAGACCACTACCCAAACTGCTTAATTGTCCTAACGCACCTTGTATTTTATTAGTTGCACGATTGACTGCAACATTTTTAATCTCTTTTAGAAATCCACGCATCTGTATAAATATCCTTACTACATAGTATTTAGGTGAATAATCATGGCATATCGTGGAAGATACATACCAACCTACCCAAAAAAGTATAAGGGCGACCCCTCTAATATTATTTATCGGTCTTTATGGGAAAGAAAGTTTATGGTTTATTGTGATAGAAATGATAGAATTTTAGAATGGGGTTCTGAAGAATTCTTTATACCATACCGTTCTCCATTAGATGGAAAGATACATAGATATTTCCCAGACTTTTACGTTAAGGTAAAAACAAAACAAAATACAACCAAGAAATGGGTTGTTGAGGTCAAACCAAAAGCACAGACCAGACCACCCAGAACACCCAAAAGAAAAACAAAAAAATATATTACAGAAGTCCGTAACTATGCAATCAATGATGCAAAGTGGAAAAATGCTATTGAGTATTGTAAAGATAGGAATATGGAATTTATTATCATAACAGAAGATGAACTGGGAATATAAATAATATCATGGCAGAAGAAACTTACTTTGATAAAATATCAAAACAAATTAAAACTGGTAACGAACCGTATAGATGGTATCGCAATCGGATAAAAGAACTTGGAACACCATCTGTTCCAGAGTTATTACGTTCTGGTAAACTCAATAATAAACCTCACCCTAAACACCTAAATATGTTTGTGTACTCACCAAAAGGTGCAAGGAAATTACCTTACTATGATACATTTCCATTGGTCATGTATCTAAAAAGTGCAGAGGGTGGTTTCTATGGTTTGAATTTTCATTATTTACCATATGCACTAAGAGCAAGACTTTTAGATGCTGCTGGTCAAGATAATTTAAGTGTGAGTGCAGTAGAGGGTAACAGTCTGACTAGACCTACGATTAAAAGATATCTGTATGGTTATGCAAGGTCTATGTTTAGGAAGATTGAAGATGAGGATAATTTAACTGCGATTATGTTACCAGTACAAAGGTTTAAGAAAGCATCAGATACACAAGTCTGGTCTGATTCAAGGAAGATGATTTAATGGGTTTAAACTTTAGTCAATTACTTGGTGGAGCAGCGTTTAGTTCGTTAAACGCAATACTAGGTCATAATGCGTCAAGAGATGGATATTCAAGACCCAATCGTTTTGAAGTAATTATTACATTACCAGCAGGGGTTTCTGGTGCATCATCTCAAGGTGCAGGCGACTCTGCACTTGCATCTAACTTAGCAGCACTTAGGTCTGGTGAAACTGCAAGAAGAATATCTTTTCGTTGTAACTCAATATCAATGCCAGACAGAAGTTTAAGAACTGTTGTCAACTCTAACATCTATGGGCCCACTCATGATATTGTACAAGGTCAAACTTATGCAACCGTAAGTGCATCATTCTATTTAAGTTCAGACATGGCAGAAAGATACTTTTTTGAGGAGTGGCAAAAGTCAACATTTAATACAGAAACATATGATATAAATTACTATAAAGAATATATTGGTTCAGTTGATATATTTGCTCTAAATGAAAAAGACGAAAGACAGTATGGAATAAGATTAGAGGAGTGTTTTCCAGATACTATTGGTGGTGTAGCGTTCAGTCATGAAAAAGCAACATCAGTCAATACATTTACTGTAAGTTTTAAATTTAGATTTTTTAGGAATCTTGGGACTGAACCATCATCAGATAAAGAACCACTTGAAAGTACACTATCAGATATATTGAAAAATAGTGTAGTTAGACAAGTACAATCTAGGATTCCAAGAGTGTTGAGGCGACTTTTTTAATTATTAATTAGGAGAACATATAATGGCGTTACCACAACTTAATACTCCAACTTACGAGTTGGAAGTTCCATCAACTGGTTTAAAGGTTTCTTATAGACCATTTTTGATTAAGGAACAAAAGGTATTGATGATTGCACAAGAACAAGGGGGTGAAAGAGCACTTCTTAAAGCAGTCGGAAATATTATTAAAGATTGTACATTAGGTACAATCGAAAATCCAGAGGATTTACCAACCTTTGATATGGAATACCTCTTCCTTAAAATTAGAGGTAAGTCAGTTGGTGATAAAGTAGAATTAAATTTACTATGTCCAGATGATGAAAAAACTAGAGTATTAACTGAAATTGATTTAAATGAAATCAAAATCGAAAAAGGCGAAAGTACAAATATTATTCAGTTGAGTGATGAAATCGGTATTACAATGAAGTATCCGACTGTTAAACATTTAATAAATTTTGGCAATGAAAAGTCTACTGTTAAGATGACATTTGATATTGTTCAATCTTGTACTGTTAATATTTTTGATGCAAATGATGTATATGAAGATTTTAGTAAAAAAGAATTACAAGATTTCTTTGACCAGTTGAATACTGAACAGTTTGATAAGATTCAAAACTTCTTTGATGAAATGCCTAAACTAAGACATACCGTCAAAGTTATGAATCCTAATACTGGAGTTGAAAGTGATATCGTTCTTGAAGGACTGCAAAGTTTTTTAGGGTAGCCCTTTCACATGACAGTCTGGGAAACTACTACCAGACCAACTTTACTATGATGCAACATTTTAATTATAGTTTAAGTGAGTTAGATGATATGATACCGTGGGAAAGGGAAATCTATGTAGGTATGTTAGATAAGTATATACGAGAAGAGAATGAGAGACTCAAACGAGAGAGAGGAAAATAGAGAATGGCTGTTGAAGTTACTGTAGACCCAGAGGTCGCAAAAAAAGATAAAAACGGTGATGGTCACATTTCTAAAGAAGAAATGGAGATGGATTTGGAATTCAAAAGAAAAGAACTTGAAGACGCAGATGCCCGTAGAGATGCAATGAGAAAAATGACATGGTTTGCATTAATGGGTATGTTATTATATCCAGCAGGCATTTTGATTACATCAATGTTAGGATATGAAGGAACTGCAAAAATTATTGGTGATATTGCACCAACATACTTTGTTGCAATTTCAGCATTGGTCGCCGCCTATTTTGGTGCAAATGCATATGTAGATAAAAAGAGTAAGTAAATGGCAGACTTTAGTGCATTAGTAAATGAACTCAAAAAGAATAACTCTGAGGAACAGACAAGAGATAGTCGTAGACTTGCCCAAGCGACAGCACACAATCAAGACCAGAATGTGCGTTTTGAAAAACTTGGTGCAACTCTTGGTGGTAAAAGTGATGATACTAAAAAGGCACTAGATGGTGTTGCAGAAGCAACAAAGGGTTCTCAACTTACACCCACACAACAAAAAGAAAAAGACCAAGCACAACAAGGTTTATTTGCAACTCTTGGTCAAAAGTTTGATGGAATGAAAAAATCATTTACTGGTTTCTTTAAAGGTTTGGGTGATAAGTTAAGTGGAACTGGTATGAGTTTACTTAAAAACTTTGCACTTGGTATGTTTATTATTGGTATATTGAAGTTTTTACAAAGTCCTATGTTTGACACTTTACTTGATAAAGCACAAGAGATGTTCAAATACTTTGATAATTTTGGTGCAAAGGTTAAAGCATTTATTGAAGACCCAAGTTTTGGTTCTCTTGTAGATATGTTTGGTGCAAGTGGGCCAATCTTATTAGCACTTGGTGGATTGTTCGTTCTTCTTAATCCATTAAAAACATTGTCATTCCTAACTACTGGTATCACTAAATTTGTTGGTATGTTTACAAATGGTGGTTTGATATCTAACATTTTTAGTGGTAAAGATGGTGTTAATACAAAGTTAGGTAAAAAAGGAATATTCAGTAAAATAAGAAGTGGTGCATCAAGTCTTATTAATAATGTAGACAGTTTCGGTACTAAACTTAATAATCAAGGTAAAAGATTTACCAAGGCGATGGGTAGAGGTCTTAGAAATCCTTTAGGTGCGTTAAGAGGTGGTATTGGTGCTTTATTTAATGGTGTTAATGCAATGGGTAATAACCTAAGAAATGCTGCTAAAAATGCTGGTAAGGGTGCAGAAAAAGGTCTTACCAGTATGTTCAAAGGTGGTGGTAAATTAGTTGGTGGTCTTGCTAAAGCAGCAACTGGTGCATTAAGATTTGCAGGGCCTGTTGGTTTAGTTGCATCTGCTGGTATGGCAATCTATGATGGTGTATCTGCTGGTATTGATGAATTTAAGGCAGGGGGTTCTACTGGTGATGTTATTAGAGAGGGTTTCTCTGGTGCAATATCTGGATTAACATTTGGTTTTGTATCTCAAGAAACAATATCTGAGGGATTGACTGCGATTGGTGATAAAACATCTGAAGCATTTAACAAAGCAAAAGATGGATTAGTAAATGGTTTCAATAGTGTTAAAGATGGAATTAACAAAGTAATAGATGACCCTGCTGGTGCAT